ACGCCCACCGCAGGCTCTATTGCCAGCGTTTCAAACAACTCGGCGCGTAATTGCTTGCGCCATACGTTGATCGTCCTCATGCGCCGTACCCCCCCCACTTGGTGAGCAATGCAGGAATACCCCATTGACTTCCAGAAGTCGTTGGCATCCAAATCGAACCCGCACCGCAGAGTGATAGATGCCGCGTTTGCCTCCTGCGCGAACTGTTCCATTACAGCCACGATTGCAGCCCCGTAAAGCCTGCGCCGTGCGTCATACTGGATGCAGACTTGATGGCACTTCACATCCTTGTGCGTAGCCGCTCCAACGTACAGGTATCCGCATGGCTCCCCGTTGAGCATCCCAAGGAACAGCCGCCCCTTCTCCTGCTCACGCTCAAACACTTGGCGCGGGTAGAAAGACAGCGCCTCCGCGTTCTTCTTCTGCAATGCGTCAACGTAGTCGATCATTGACGGATGCGTTTGCAGAACGACGAAATCAAGCATGGTGGCTGTTATCGAAGGGGGTGTTCATATTCGTCCCCTTCCTAATCGCGGCCCTGTGCCGCATTTGAGTCCCCGAGTTGTGGACTTGAACCACAGACCTCCCGATTATTAGTCGGGCGCTCTGCCGCTGAGCTACCACGGGGGTTGACAATCGCTTCAGCAATCGCTTGCTTCACCGCCACCGCATAAACTGCCCTCGTTGTCGCCAGCCATTGGCTCCCGAGGCTTATCACGGCCCATTGATCGTCCCTTGGGCCTAGCAGTTTAACTTCGATCATTTTTTCTCCTTGCACTCGTAGACCTTATCCCCTGCAACACGCAGACCGGCTTTCTGGCAGTATGTTTCCCAGCTATTGCTGGTTATCGTTCCACCCAAAAGGCTTCCAAGCAAAAAAGAAACAATAATAAAACACAGGATTACGGCTCCTTCATTCATTTCTTCGCTCCTTTTTTCAGCACTTTCGGAGTCCAGGTAAAGACCTCGGGTAACGGCTCTTTGAGTCTTTGCACCCGATTTACAGGGTGACCGACCCAGCGGGTGTCGAGCCATTCGATTGCTGCTTGCAGTTTCTCGGCTTGTGTCATTTTGCCTCCAATGCTTTCGCGTCTAGTGTTGCGAGTAATCCAGCCATGATTTCCCTTGCCTCTTGTGTGCTAAACGTCTGATGCGTCTTTGCCACGATGTTTTCTGCGCGGCGGATTGCTTCGGCGGGAGTCATGTCAGAACGGGATATCGTCTGTCATATCGTCCATCGGGCGCTTGGGTTCAGGCGTTTCACGCGCAGCTTCTTTGCGTTTGAAGGCCAGCGATTGCCAGCGGCCTTTTGCGCCTTCCTTCGTCCAGGCCGACACCCAGTACTCCACGCCGTCGATCAGCGCCGAGCCGGTCATGTGCGGGTGCTTGTCTTCGGTCTTCTTTTCGTTCCTAAAAAGAGAGCCGCTCAGTTCGCGTTGTTCAAATGCCATTTAATCCACCTTTTTGAGTTGATTAATCATTTTGTCCACGGAGTCCAAAAAGGCGATCACCGCAGCTTCCAGTTCCTTAATGCGCTCTGGATCGCGCTTGAAGCGAACGATAAACAGTTGCAGATGCTCGGGAAGGTCAGGGCGAAAACTCACAAAATCGCACCAATCTCGATTCGTACACGACATTTGCCACATCATCTGGTTTTTGTACCCAGCTGGGACAATTCCGGCGATTAGGTAAGCCAGATGGTTACCGACCTTCGGGCATTTGATCTCTACCAAGCCAGAATTGCCCACCAGACCGTCTGGAGAGGCTCCAGCGCGTTCGATAGTCGGGTGCTGGCAGAACCCTACCTCGTCCACCGAAAAGCCCGTCTCGGCTTCGTAGGCGCTTCTGGCGAGGGGTTCCATTTCCGTCCCGAACTGCATGGCGGCGTTGGTGTAGTCCGAGCCTTGCGGCTTGCCGGTCAAGATTTCAGCGACAAGCTGCGCCTGGTAGTCCCGATAGCCTGCGGTTTCCGGCTTTGCTAGGACTGCCGAAACCATGCTGGCGGTGACTTTGCCAGCACGTTCCGCAAGCCATTCTGGGCTTCCCTGAATGCTCATTGGCTACCTTCCAGAAAGCCTTCGGTGCGCTGAAGAACCTCTTTGCGCTTGTTTTTGGCGTTCGTAAGCGTTGCCATGCCCATCGTGTCGTTGTCCCGCTGGGCCTCTTTGTAAGCAGGGATAAAGAGCTTTTGCAGAGCCTCAAGCGTGGCTGCTGCGCCGAAGGTTTCCAAATACTTGCTCCAGTCTTTAATGTTAGGTTTGGCTGCAACTGCGGCATTGCCGTCATCGTCCTCGGGTGCGACTCCGACCGCAGCCGACAAGCTGTAGCGCCGCGCATAGGTAAGCGCCGACCCATAGCCCTGTGCGTCATTTTTGCTGACCGGCAGCGCCAGGACACCGCAAGAGATCCACTCGCCCGACGAGTGCAGGATCATTGTCTCGACGCGCACTTCGTCCAGATCGGACGATTGGACCGTCTGGATGTAGCTCAGTCCGTTCGCAGAAAACGCAGCGCGAATCGCTTCGACTACGCTGGCAAGATCCGCGTACTTGCTCTTGAAGAACGGATTGGCAGAATCCTTGACTGCGCCTTTCATGGCTCCCTGCGCTTTTGCCAACGCTGCCGCCAGCCCTGCAATGCTTTCGCTTTTGTTCATTTGTCGCCCCAAATTAAGATTGAAAAACATATCACCGCGCCGATGGCGCAGGCGTAGCTGCAAATCTCGCTGATGCTCATTCCTCCTCCGAGGCGCGTTCGTTGGCGAGGTCTTGCACCATGTCCGAGCCTTGCAGGTGCGTGAGCAGTATTGCCTCGACCGAGGCCCGTTCGCGCCTAATGCGATTCTCCAACGCTTCTGTGTTGTCGCTGATCGCACACAGGTACATTTCCCATGCGTAGCTAGGGTCGCGCTCCTCCATCAGATAATCGTAGAGGTCAAACTGGGCGCGGCCTTTGCGGGGCCATTGACCGTACTCGAGGATGCACTCGACAATCTCCTCAAGCGCCAGTTCCAATTCGCGCTCGGTCAATTCGCGGCGCTGGTCTTCGTCCCCGTGGGCTTCGTTCTGTGTGCTCATTTCCATCTCCAAGTATTCGCCAGACTCGCTCTGGCTGCGTATTCCTAAGCCCCCGCGATGCAGGGGCAGAGGAATTAGGCAATCGAGAATCCTGCAAGTTTTATTTGCTTGACGCAATCGGGCAACTGCGACTTTCGTACATTGATCGAAGTGCAGCATTCGCCAAATCTGCGCTGCAACTCTTTTGCTGCTTTTTCGTTTGCCGGTTCAATGGTGAATTCGGTGGCAGAAAATTCGGCGTGGATGATTAGGAAGTCTTGCATTTTGTTGCTCCGGTTGTTTGCTTCGATGACCCATACTAAATCAACTAAACTTGTCAGTCAACTCTTTTTGACAAATAAATTTATTGGGTATATTGTGCTCACATGAAAACACTTGACGCGGTGCAACATTTTGGGAGTCGGCGAGCGATTGCTGACGTTCTGGGAATCAGCAGGCAGGCGGTCTACGCTTGGGGACAGTACGTTGCTCGAGGTGCAGCGTACCGACTTCAGGTGATGACTGCGGGGAAGCTGGTGGTAGACGAGGCTAAGTACAAGCGGAGGCGGAAATGAGCAACGACGAGTTGAAGGTGCTGGAGCAGGAATACAACGACATGGCAGAGGAGGGCCGCGCCATGTGGGAGGATCTCGAAGGCTATGTGGTGCGGATGAAGGAGATCCGCAAAATCATCGACGAAGAAAAGCCGGGGTGCTACGACGAGATTGTGCTGCTCTTTGGCGGCAAGCTGGATCTCGACCTTAAATAGTTGTTGCTTTGTTTCGTGTTCTTGGTTTATGCTAATAATCAACCAACAACGGAGGCAATTATGGAAGCGAAGCGACTTGCGGCTGCAACGAACGGAGAAAAGTATTTCTTTGGATCTGAGTGCAGGAATTGCGGGACGACCAAAAGGACGACGATTAATAACTCCTGCATTTTTTGTTCAAACAATCGAGCAAGAATCTCAATGTCAAAGCAAAGGGAACAAATCAAACGGTTGATGAGTGAAGCAAAGTCTGAGGAGCGGGACGCGATGGGCCGGATTCGGGCGGAGTTGGCATAATGTACGGCAAGATTTTCGACTCCATCTACACCGGAACCCTGTACGGGCAATGGGAGGCGATCGTTACTTTTCAGCAGATGATCGTCCTGTCCGACGCGGACGGGAATTTAGACATGACCCCGCCTGCCATAGCTGCGGTTACGTCGATACCCCTAGAAATCATTCAGAAGGGCTTGGAGGTGCTTGCGGCCCCAGACCCGTACTCACGCACCCCCGGAGCAGAGGGGCGGAGGATCGAGCTTATAGACGGTCACAGACCGTGGGGCTGGCACATCATCAACCACGAAAAGTACCGGAGCTTGCAGGACGCGGATACCGTTCGCGCCCAAACCAGAGAGCGGGTAAGGAAGCATAGGGAGGAGAAACGGGCTGTAACGGATGGTAACGCCCAGAAACGCCATACAGATACAGATACAGATACAGATACAAAAACAAAAGAAAAGAAACCCCGCGCCGCGTTCGCGCCGCCGGATTGGGTCGATGTTGATAAATGGAATTCTTGGGTATCTATCCGCCCAGCAAAAGCTCGCACCCACGCCTCCCTAGAGGCCGCTGTTGTGAAGTTGGAAGCCTTCCGATCCTCTGGCTACAACGGCAACGAAATTATCGTTAATTCCCTAGCGAACGGTTGGCAAGGGTTGTTCGCTCCCGACAAATCCGGCGCTCAAGCGCAATCACTCTCCGCATTTATGGACGAAAGGGACAAACGTGCAGCGTACTGACCTCGACGCTTTCCAACGGCTGATGTGCGAAGTGCAGGAAATCTACGGGCACCGCCCACCTTCAGCAGCAGTCTTGCAGCATTGGGTTGATGCCCTCAAGGATCATCCGTTTCACACCGTGGATTCTGTCCTGCGGAACTGGATTCGAACGAAGGCGAAGCCGCCCGTGATCGCGGACATTTCGACGGTGTGCGCCGGGATGTTCTCGGACAAGGTAGAGCAACGCGCCGCTGCTGATAAACGCGCTTTCGGTCAAGAGCCGGATTGGGGCGGGGTAACTCCCTACGGGAAGGAATGCATTCGCCGCATGAAAGCGATGGTCGCCAACCCGAAGAAGCCGAACAAGGAGTGGGCCCGGAAGATCATGGAGAACCCGAACAGCACATGGGTTCAGCGGTCGATTGCTGGCCCTGTCTACGCGACGATGCAGCGCCGGGAGCCTGGACAGGACGATGAGGAATATTCCGCGCCCGTTCGTGAGATTAATGAGATCACGATATGACAAAGGAAGAACTTCGCGCTGCCGCCCCGCAATCGGCGGCTTTTGTGGACGAGATGCGGGAATTATTTGGCCCAGATCTCCGCGTCCTGCGGATTGTTGAAGGCAAGGTCAACATCGACAAACGCCCAGCGTGGATGAAAGGCGAAAAGAAATGCCAAAAACAGCAGAAATCGTCGGATGGTTTCAAGAAGAGTTTGGGCAATTGAAGTCAATACAAGCGCAAGAAGGAAAGTGGATTTTTTTCTGGGAGAAGAAATGACCGATCTCGTAAAGTACGAAGCTGCTCGTCACGCTCTGCAAGAAGCGCATAGCGTCGATGAGGTTAAGGATATACGCGACAAGGCGCAGGCAATGCTTGCCTATGGAAAGCAGGCAAAGGATACTGAACTTATCTGGATTGCAACCGACATCAAGATTCGGGCAGAGCGCAAGGCTGGACAGTTGCTTTTGGAAATGAAGTTGAACGGGGAACGTGATAGCGGCAAGGGAAACAGAAACCCGATTTTGAAGTCGCAGGATACGACTCCAAAGTTAGCCGACTTCGGCATCAGCAAAGACCAATCCTCCCGCTGGCAGAAACTTGCTGCTGTACCAGAAAGGAAGTTTGAGCAGGCAGTAGCTGCGGCAAAAGAGATACAGGCCGAAGTCACTACCGCTTCGATGCTGCGCCTCAACACAACCCACGTTTCGCACAACAGCGGGGAAAATGAGTGGTACACGCCGCCAGAATACATTAATGCCGCACGTTCTGCGATGGGTGATATTGACTGCGACCCTGCTTCTAGTGCCATTGCCAACAAAACTGTTAAAGCAGAAATTTATTTTACTGAAAAAGAAAATGGGTTAGCGAATAAATGGAACGGGCGCGTGTGGATGAATCCACCTTACGCACAACCGCTGTGTCAGCAGTTTTGTTCTGCGCTTGTTGAAAAATATCAAGCAAAGGAAATAGAACAGGCTTGCGTGTTGGTGAATAACGCTACGGAAACCGTATGGCAGCAGGAAATGCTATCTGCCTGTGCTGCGGTTTGTTTTGTGAAAGGCCGTGTTCGTTTTATTGATATAGCTGGGAATCCTGGCGCTCCACTACAAGGGCAAGTTTTGCTCTATTTTGGTAATAGCGTAACAACATTCAAAAAACATTTTGAATCGTTCGGCCTAATTTTTGTTCCAATATGAATCCGCTTGGCTTCAATCCAATGCGTTGGAACTGCGAGAAGCGGGGATGCTACAACTTAAAGCACCGTCCTAAAATAGAAATGTTTGCCGATGTATGGCCTGGGCGAATAAGCATGGGCGATGTTGATGGCATTGTAGAAATTGCTGGAAACGCTTTGATGATTGAATGGAAAACCGAAACAACAAAACTTCCTACAGGCCAGCGCATCATGTATCAAAGAATTACAAACGGAAAACGCATAAGTGTATTTTGTATTTGCGGGGATGCTGAAACGATGGCGGTTTCATCGTATAAGATTTTTTTTGATGGTCGCGAAAATCCGCGTGACGAATGGATTTCGATTGATATGGCAGGCTTAAAACTTAAACTCCAAGGCTGGTGCAAATGGGCTCAACAGAATCCAAGGATAGGCAATTGCTTGCGATCTTGAAGGAGTTGTCTGGCGGCGATCTAAACACGCTCGACCGTTTCCAAAATTGGGCGCTTTCGCAGGAGCCAAACGAGTATTTAGAAATAATGAAATGGTCTGCCGATTATCGTAAGGCGGAGTTAGCGGAGGCGTATCCGATGCCGCTTAGAAGGGCGGCGGCATGATCCCCAATTCCCTCCGCTGTGCAGTCTGTGAGGAAAAACGCAACGCTGGGCAGAACGCGGCGATGTGGCCCATCCTGCAAGCATGGGCCCAGCAGAAGCAATGGCCCGTCAACGGGTCCATGACAACGCTAACCGACGAGGAATGGAAGGACATCCTGACGGCGGCTTTTGAAGGAGAGACTTCCCCGCGGATCTCGCCAGGGCTGGACGGCGGGATGGTCATGCTCGGCAGAAGGACGAGCCGGTACGGTAAAAAACGCTTCTCAGAATGGCTTGATTGGCTTAATGCTGCATCGCATCATGCCGGCATCAAGATACCCGCCCCTGAAAGCATGATTCCATGACAAAAGAGCAAAAGGCGTTTCAAGCCCTTGCGCGCGATCTAGGCTGCATTGTGTGCAAAGGTGAGGGGGTAGATAGTCCCTGCGAGATTCATCACATCCTGAGCGGTTCTAGACGGCTTGGTGAGGATTATGTGCTGGGACTGTGCCAGATCCATCACCGGGGGCTGATAAACACGCCCGAAGCGGTTAGTCGGCATCCTTGGCGGCGGGAATTTGAGGCCCGATATGGCACAGAAATGGAATTACTTGAAAAGACGAGGGAGCTATGCGGCGAGCGTCAAGAATAGACGGAAACCACGCAGAAATTGTTGATTGTTTTAAGAAATTGGGGTGCAGCGTTCTGTCTCTGGCTGCGGTGGGCAAAGGAGTCCCTGACCTCTTGGTGGCGATAAACGGTATCACATGGCTCGTTGAAGTCAAAATGCCCAAAGGCAAGGAAACTCAAGACCAGATCGAATTCGCCGCTACTTGGAAAGGTTGCCGCTCAATTGTCCGAGACTTGGCAGGAGTCGAATCAACCGTCAAAACGATGAAATTCCTTGCTTGACTTCTATTTTTTGGAGGAATACCCTCTGAAAATGACCGCAACCCCTATTTGCGCGACTCCCCTCGCGCTTGCCCACCGCGCTGGTGAACTCCCACCCCAGACGCGCTGTGTCCGGGGACTGCCGCCTGTGGGCGCGGCCTTAGTCCTCGGATTCTTTTCATGACCAGAACGCAAAACGCAGCTACGTTCATTTCCGTTCTGTTTCATTCGGGAACGAACGCTCATTTTATGCACCTGCAAACGAAAAGCTACAGCGAACACGTTGCGCTGGGCGCCTATTACGACACGATCATCGACCTTGTGGATAAGTGGGCAGAAGCGTACCAAGGATGTTACGAAGTGATCGCTGACTATCCCTCTGATTATCACATTGCAAAGCGTCCACTCGCGTACATAGAACAAATCAAAGACTTTGTAGACAAGATCCGCAAAGTTTTACCTGACGATACCCAGCTTCAGAACATCGTTGATGAAATTGCTGAATTGCTCGACTCAACCTGCTACAAGTTGAAGAACCTCAAGTGATGGATGACGCAGAACGCCTCGCAGAAGCCCTGAAATACTACGGGAACAACTCGCCCAATTTCGGTAACACGCCAGAAGAAACCGAGATCGAGAAGATTCTGCGAAACCTGCAATTCTCTGGCGGCGGGGGCGGAGGCAGCGGCGGAATGTTTGGCGGCGGTCGATTGGCTTATAACGTCCCGCTAGACAGCACCTCGTCCCTCGCGCCGTATGTGGAAGGCTACGTTGGCAAGCCCAAGAGCCAACCGATTACGGGCGGGGTGACAGGTCTGGGCGTGAACTACAGAAAGAGCTTTTAAGATGCCAAGCAAATCACCTGCCCAAGCTCGCATGATGGCAGCCGCCGCTCACGACCCAAAGTTCGCAAAGAAGGTCGGCGTTCCAGTAAGCGTTGCCAAAGACTATAACCAAGCCGATAAGGGTAAGCGGCTGGCTAAAGCCATGAAACAGATGCCGGATCGCACAGAGCGATAACTGCGATGGCAAAAGGGTTAAAAACAGGTGGAGGCTCAAGAAAAGGTGCTCCAAACAAAGACACGAAGAACGCTAGGGAAGCCATTTCCCGTTTCGTTGACGGCAATGCTGACAGGCTTCAGGGTTGGTTGGATGAGATAGCAGCAGACCAAGGGCCAGCGGCGGCGTTTAAGTGTTTTTCAGACTTGCTTGAGTATCACGTTCCAAAGCTCGCCAGAACTGAAGTAACGGGCGCTGACGGTGGCCCGCAAGAACTCAAGATCACATGGCAGTCCGAGAAATAATCCTACCCTATGCGCCACGCAAAGCGTTCATGCCCTTCCACAACAGAACGCACCGCTGGGCGTGTCTTGTCGCGCACCGTAGGGCTGGCAAGACGGTCGCAGCAATCAACGACATCATCCGCGCTGCGGTTATGTCAAAAGATTCAATGCCGTTGTACGGCTACGTTGCCCCGTTCCGCAGCCAGGCTAAGTCGGTCGTCTGGGACTATCTCAAGCACTACGCGCAGCCCATTTCAGCCGACTCTAACGAGGCAGAGCTAACCGTGACGCTCATCAACGGGGCCAAGATCCGGCTGTTCGGAGCGGATAACGCAGACGCGATCCGGGGATTGGGATTCAGCGGCATTTACTTAGATGAATTTGGAGACTTTAAGCCTAGCGTGTTTGGTTCTGTAATTCGTCCAGCACTTTCAGATAAACAGGGGTTTTGCGTGTTTGGAGGAACACCTCGTGGCAAAAACCAGTTCTGGGACATTAGATCCACCGCCAGCAAGCTCAAGGACGAATGGTTCCTGCTTGAGCTACCCGCCAGCAAGTCGGGTCTGCTTCCGGTTGGTGAACTAGCAGCAGCGAAGGCGCAGCTTTCCAAGGATCAGTACGATCAAGAGTACGAATGCTCATTTGAGGCCTCAATCCAAGGCGCGTTTTTCGGGGTTGAAATGCGCGAGGCCGCAGAAGAAGGCCGCATCACCCAAGTGGACTATCAGCCCGAAGTACCCGTCCACACCGCCTGGGACTTGGGATACCGCGACGATACGGCGATTTGGTTTTACCAAGTAATCCGGGGCGAAATCCACGTTATCGACTATTACGCCGTAAGCGGGGCGAATATCAACGAACTCGCCGCAGTCATTAAAGCGAAGCCCTACCGATACGGCAAGCATTATCTCCCGCATGATGCCAGAGCCAAGACCCTAGCTTCGGGCGGCAAGTCGATCATCGAGCAGATGGCTGAACACTTGGGCATTAACAACCTCGCAATCGTCCCGGATCTGTCGGTTCAGGACGGCATCCAAGCCGTGCGCCAGATGCTGCCGATGACATGGTTCGACGCTGAGAAATGCGACGAAGGCATGGAAGCTCTGCGCCAGTATCAGCGCGAATACGACGAAGACAAGAAAGCGTTTAGGCAGACCCCTCGGCACGATTGGACGAGCCACCCGGCAGATGCTCTGCGGATGCTCTCAATCGTCTGGCGCAAAGAGCCTGCGACGAAAGCACCCGACAGGATCAAACCCTTAATCGTCGGCCCTGAAAACGAAGTGACCCTGAACGATATGTGGGCGACCCATCAGCAATCTAATCAAAGGAAGCGACTATGAGCGGCGTTTCGTATCCGTACCGATATCAATATGAGCACGTTGCAGCCTCGCAGACCGCGCAAGTACTTGGCACAACGGGCGCAAAAGGCGACTACATCCACAGGCTGATCTGCACGGTCAGCACAGCCGCCACGGGCAACGTTGTTCTCGTTGACGGCTCTGGCACGGGCATCCTGACGCATACGGTCTGTCCCGCAAGCCCCGGCTCTGGCATCGGCGTGTACAACGTCGAGGTCAATGCTGTATCGGCTGATGGCGCGTGGAAAGTCACGACCGGCGCGGGTGTCGAGGTGATGGCTGTCGGGATATTCAGCGTGTGATTGCCTGCGTCCTAAAGTCTGGTGGCGACTACGAGCCGAAGCACGTTTACGCGCTTCAGGCTCAATGTGCCAAATTCCTACCCGGCGAGGATTTCGTCTGCCTCACCGACATGGATCTGGACTGCGCGACGATCCCGCTGGTCAACGATTGGGCTGGCTGGTGGTCGAAGGTCGAGTTATTCCGCCTGCCCAGCGCGTTGTACATGGACCTGGACACAATTCTGGTGGGTGACTGCCTTGAGATCCTTGACGCAGCCAAGGGCCACGATTTCGTCATTCTGCGCGATTTCTATCGGGGTAAGACAAACCCGAACGCTATGCAGTCGAGCCTCATGTACTGGTCGAAACCGCACATTGAGCTTTACGACCAGTTCCTTGACGGTGATCGATACTGTGACGGCGGGGATCAGATATACATCGAATGGGCGCTGCGGGATAAAAACGTTACTTACTGGCAGGACATCACGCAAGGCATCGTGTCGTTTAAGGCTGATGTTCTAACTGTTGGCCTAAAGCCCAATGACAAGATCGTGGCGTTTCACGGCAAGCCTCGGCCTTGGGAGCAAACTCGGGTGGCCTATGCAATATCGTAGCGGATGGGCTGTCCCAGATAGCATGGGCTACAAGATTGCTGACCGGGTCAACAGGGATGTGATATTCACAAAATGAGCGCAGCGTGGACACGCAAAGAAGGCAAGAACCCTGCGGGCGGGCTGAACGCCAAGGGCCGAGCGTCTTACAAAGCCGAGACCGGCGGTACGCTAAAGGCTCCCGTGAAGGCTGGCGATAACCCGCGCCGCGCTTCGTTTCTAGCGAGGATGGGCAATATGCCGGGGCCGATGCAAAAGCCTAATGGCGATCTTACCCGTCTGGCGCTTGCTCTGAAGGCATGGGGCGCGTCAAGTAAAGAGGACGCACAGGCAAAGGCTCGCGCTATCTCGGAGCGTAATCGTGACTGAACAAGAACGTCTAGCGGCGGCGCTTGAGTATCAGCAAGCACAGCAACCGGCAAGGATGAACCCTAACCTAGCGGCGCAAGGGGAAAAGTCTCGTAATCGGCTTGCAACGGCTTTGGCTTCCCCGTCTTGGTCAGGCGAAGAGTTGCCAATGGAAAACAGGGCAACATTCTTGCCATTCCGCGACACGATGCCCGGCTCGGTAATGAACAAGCGCGAGTTAGCCTTGCCCGGCGTATTGGCAGGGGCAGTCAACGCAATCACAGCGCCTGCTAGGTCAATGGAAACTTACACGGACGACTACGGTGAAGTTCGTTCTAAGTTTAACGCTCCCCAAGAAGCTGCAAACGTAGCCTTGAACATGATGGGCGGCGGCATGAGTGCATCACGCGGTGCGCCTGCTAATGCTTTGGGAATGTTTGTTGGCCCGCGCTCTAAAGGTTGGAACGCCGAAGCTAACGCCCG